TATGCTCCTTCTGTGTTCCCTCAGCTGCCCGTAATTGGATATAATGAATCCAAGAACGAAGTGTACCGTAAACATTGATTAATTAGTCTTCATTTTGGACCAATGTGTAAATACCCCAAACTAGTCCTGTCCAAGCAGCTAGTTTTGCAATACCACCAAATAAAATAATCGAACCACAAATAGCAATTAATCCGATACCATCTAGTGATGTTCTTTCTTCTAATCTATTTATGATCCATTCTTTTGTATTAAGTAACATTTCCATTTATATCTCCTATATATTAAAATCTGCAAACGTGTCTTTATTTTCTCTATCACCCCACGTTGCAATTGGTTTATCGGGGATAGAACTGCTGTCGCCAATAAGATCGGTTTGGGCAGATTCTTCTACATCATATAATTTCATGCGGGAACGATCTACTCCAATAACGAACCTCCTATAACTGGTTGGATCGTTGTACCTATTCTTCAATTGCTTTACCATCAATTGGCCCATTTCTTCTAATTCCTCTGTAGATATAAGAGCAAACATAAGATCGGCCGTTGCTGGTAGACCAAATGATTCAGAAGTATCCTCTAATCCAACATCAGTATTACTATAGCCGGATCGAGTAGTCTGTGTTGCCGAAACAATTGGAACATTAAATTCGATTGCTAAACCTCGTAATTCTTCTGCAATTGCTTTAATATAGGTATAACTATTTATACTTCCACCCATGGCTTTCATACGGGAAGATGAACAGATATTTAAGTAATCCACATATATGATATCAGGAGCAAATTTCTTTTTAAGTTTTAACTCATTTAATAATGCTCTAAAGTGACCCGTATGCGCTGCGCCTGTTGGATATTCTTTAATAATTAGTTTACCAATGGAGGCCTGGGCAATCTTTTGAATCTTACTATTAAATACATTCTTTGATAACGATTCTAATTGATGAATAGGTAAGTCCATAAGATTGGCGTCGATGCGTTCTGCAATTCGTTCTTCGGCCATTTCCATAGTAATATATAACACATTCTTACCTTGTTCCAATACCGATGCTGCACAATGACACATAAACAAAGATTTACCAACACCTGTACCAGCCAAACAAATATTAAGAGTCTTGTTTGGTATACCACCCTTTGTGATCTTATTAAAGTAATCTAAATCCCACGAAATTCGTTCTTCTACCCGATTATAAAAATCATATCGTTCTTCTGAATTATCTATATAATCATGGCCAATAGCCTGATCAAAGGAAACCCCTAGAGCATTAGAAAGTATTTCAGGTATAGCACCTTCACTTTTTTCTTTATCTTTGCCATCAATAATCTGGATAGAATTCATGATAGCGATATATACTGCTCGATCCTTACACCACTTCTCGGATTCCTTTATAAGGTAATCTGTATCAATGTCTGACTTTTCTCGGATTTCTGAGATAAGTTTGGCGGCATTATTTAAAATATCATCGGGTGCCTGAATCTTCCTGAGTTCCAAATCAAGAATTTTGCCACTAGGTAGCTTATTATGTTTAGCAACAAACTTTGCTATAAGATCGAATACTGTCTTATGTGTACCCTCAAAATACTCTTTCTCCAGATAAGGAATTACTCGTCTGCAGTAATCCTCATTATTGAGAAGATGATTCAGTATATGAGTCGGCAGCTGATTCGTTATGTCCATTCTTTTCCTTTACATTATCGGTAATTATACTTTGTAACACATCACCTAAATAATTCTTAAATTCTTCTGATTTTTCTAATTCATCAATGTTATAATCTCCAGCGTTTTGAATAACATATGTAAAAGAAAGTGTAGCAATATCTAGCTCTTGGGATTCTTTAATAGATACAGTTCCATATACAACCACTACACCTGAGTAGGGAGAACCTCGTTTGAACTTAATTCCCCAGAAATCAGCCGAAGCATTCTCAACAAAAGTATATTCATTTTCGTCAATATAATTATTCATTCTTCGATTATCTCTATTTCTACATCAAGCATTGGTCTATGACCAATTTGATAATGCGATTTAACAAAGTTTTTAAAGTCTGTGCCGTTTAGAATCGGGTCCCAAAATTCTTTAGTTTGTGTATTCTTTTCACGCACCTTGGGATCAACTATTTCTCCTGTGGCATGATCAACTCGGGCGTACCAACCCATAGATGGTTTGACTACATATCCACCTGCCATAGCTACATCAAGTAGTCCACCGAATTCTGAAATACCACCATCCCATGTAACACTAACTGGAATCTTAGATTTTTCTTTCACGAATCGAGACTTCTCTACATTGATTACGAAGTTATAGCCTTTAATCTCTGTGCCCTGTTTCTGTTGCTGGCGACCGATAATCCAAATATTATCTGCGGAGTAGTAAATACCCGTACCACCAGATACTACTGCTTTAGGGAATAATCCAATCTCCTGATAAGTATGATTAACAGCAAGTAAGGGGATATTCTTCATAGTAAGATAGGGAGTTACCATTCGGAATAGCCCCTTTAATGCTTTGGCTCGAGACATATCAGCTACAGATTTTTCATTTAGAGCATCTTCTAGTTCCTTTTTACTCGCCAAATTACCAATAGAATCAATGACAATAATGACTTTATCACCTCGGTCAATATCATCCAACTGATTAACTAAATCGAATTTAAGTTGTTCTACATCGGTAATAGGTGTGTGCAATACTCGACTTATATCAATATTAAATGATTCAAAAAATTTTTGTGGTGCTCCGAATTCTGAATCATAGAATAACATTATAGCGTCACTATGCTCTTTCATATATGCCGCGGCCATCAGTAGTGCGAATGACGTTTTAAAGTGTTTACTTGGGCCTGCTAATACTGTAAGACCAGAAGTAAGACCACCTTCCATATCACCCGACAAGGCCACATTGACCATGGGTACTGATGTAGAACATGAGTCCTGTTCCTGAAAGAATACGGATTTTTCCAATACCTCGGTTGCTTTAATCCGTGAATTCTTTTTAAGTTTATCCATTATAGACATTTTAATATTTCCTCTCTGGCCCTAATTGTAGTGACCGTTCTTTCTTTCGCCAACGTGCAATTGCTTCTGCTTTCTTACGTTTCCGTTTAGCTGTTGGTTTCTCATAAAACTCTTTTTCTCTGAATTCCTGTAGTATACCAGCCCGTTCTACAGCATTATTGAATTTGCGCATTGCAACATCAAAAGGCATATTCTTTGGTGGTCTTTTATCCTTAGAATTTCTTTTCTTAGGACGTAAATCTATAGTTGGCATATCTTCTCCTTTAAAATAATTAAGTATATTATATCACATTTCAATCGGTTTGTAAAGTGTTTTCTGCAACTTTCACTGACTTGTCCATAATTCTATTGCCTTTTCAACAGATAGGTCTTGGACTGATATCATTTCTCCATCTGCTGCTAATTTATATTCGTCTTGATTATTCTTAACCCATTCATCACGTAATTCTTCCCTCTTCTTATTGTCAAATTCGACTTTTACAACTGGTTTAAATCCATCAACGTCGGGTATAATAGTCAGCAGGTATTTTATACCACCAACCGTAGATGCATAGTATGTAAATGAATTACCACTTGCACTCATGCCTTTGACATTATCATGTATTTCAGGGTGTTCATTGTAGAATCTCATTGACTCTTTTACAGGATTAATCTGTTCTTTCTTCCAATCAAGATAGACGTCATCGAGTTTCGATTGAACCCATAAATGACCATACCTACCAGATACTTTATTATGTTCTGGATTAAGTACAGCAATAAGAGCCGCTTCTGCGGCCCATGCTGCAATTTCATCAACACCTGTTGCAATCCCATCTGTTGACTTTGCATACTCCTCTAGGTTACGACCCATAATAAATAAGTTTGCTAGATCGAGCTCCTTTTCTTTAATATGAGCAAGACATCTTGTGTCTACACCTTTGCCATAATATTCGGGGGTTCCATTAATCACACCCTCAGGGTAATATGCATAAACATATTGTCCTAGGGTTTCCATAAATGCTTTTGGGTATGCCATTTCACTTCTCCATAATTT